CCACGGACCCCACAACTCGATGTGGCAGGGTGCCGGGGCGGTGCCCGTGTTTGTGACACCCAGAGCACCGCCAGCAGGGTTGTCCGGGATCGTGATCGGCGGGGTGAGTGGCGGGGTGATACCCGTACCAGCGGTCGCCGGGGAACCCTCCACGATCAGGTCCGACAACCCCACATACCTTCGGGGGTCATCACACTCGAACTGCATCGCCCACGTCATCTTGCCCGCGCGCGCGTAACCCGCCTCACCGATACCGAGCTTCGCGTCAACCAGTTGGCAATCCACCGACAACGCGAGACCCGCCGTGGTGATCGTCAACGGTTCAACAGCCCACGGGTCCTGCAACAGTGCCGTCGCCGTGTTCCACTGCGCCACATACTCATCCCGCAAATCACCAGCCAGGATCGCACCACTGATCGTGATCGTCCGACCAGCCACAGTGTAAGGAGCAGAACGCATCCCCACCCCCCGAGACGCCCTAGACGTATCCCGCGTGACAGCGACCTGCTCCCAACCCTTAATGCCCTCCGGTGCAATCACCCACGGAGCACCAGACGCCCACGAACCGACAACCAGATTCCGCCACGACACAGCCACATCGGACAACGTCATAGGAACGCCGCCTCCATGATGGACATGTTCATCAGCTTCCGGGTGTCCTCAACGCGGCCGACGTGGATGTCACCGAACTGAATCGGGGCCTTCCCCGAGTACCCGTCCGCCAACTCCTTGGCGTGTGCCTGATACGCGGCGGACTCCGCTGGTGTCAGAACAGCTTCCGGCTTGTCCAGCAGGTTCACACCAATGGAACCGGGCGCGAACATCCCACCGTTGTCATAGGCCACACCACGCATACCGGCCGCGATGCTGCCGTACCTGTCGATGGCGTACCGCATACCAGCCACGATGTTCGCCAACGGGTCGTACGGGTCGTTCGCCAACTGCGGCAACCGGTACGCCTGGAACGTCGGATCAATGGTCTGGATCAGACCCTTGGATGGGGTGCCACGGCGCGCGTTGGAATCCGTCAGGTTGATCGCCCGAGGGTTACCCGACGACTCCGTACGGATCTGGTTCAGCACCGTGTTCGCTAGGCCAGCCGGTTGCCCAATGATCGACAACGCCTGCAGCACAGTCGGCCGCCACTGCTCCCAACCACCAGCCGGGTTGTACGCGATACCACCCGCGCCCTTGTCACCAACCGGTGAACCAGAGAACACCCCGTCACCAGTCAGGAACGACAAGTGCACGTGATCCCTATGCGCCAAGGTGTCGTTGTTCCCACCCGGATGCGAATACGGTGCCCACTGGCCGCCCTGGTTGATCCGGTCCCGCCAGATCACGTACTTCGTGCCGAACGCCGCCGGGTTGTTCACGAACCAGTCCGCGATAGTCGAACCGGCCTGGATGCCCTGCGATGACAGGTAGTTGGCGATCATCACGTCCAGGGCTTTACCCGCTGGGTGATCAGACCCAGGAACCGACCCGCCGTAGAGCCCGCCGATGGATGAGACCCCGGAGAAATGGCCCTCGATGAACGCCTTAGCCGCAGCCGTGTTCGCCGCGAAACCACCGTAGTTCGCAGGACCCCACTGGCCGTTCGATGTGAAACCGCCACCGCCCATGCTGGTGATCTCGTTCTTCTTCGTCTCCAACAGGCCATCGACCTTCGACGTGATCAGGTCGTGGAACGACTGCCCCACAACACCACCACGCGCCAAACCAATACCGATCTGACCCAACCGGCCCTGCTCAGCAAGACGGTTCCACGCATGAACAGTGGACTCGCCACCAATCGCCCGCGTGAACTCCGGCACGAACACCGACTCACCCGAGCGCATCGGGACCAGCATGTTGTCACGACGCCCCGGATCAGAACCCGGGATGACACCACCCTCAGCGAACCCAGGACCCGCACCGAGGTCGATGTTCCCGAACACACCACCAGATTCGGTGCCACCCCAGTTCGTGAACCGCTGGAAGAACTCGTCAATCGCCTTGACGATGTCATCAATCGCGGTCTCAACGGTGTCCACCGCCGACCCGATGCCCTCACCGATGTTTACGAAGAAGTTCTGGACCTTCGTCCAAATCTCGGAGATGGTCGTCCACATGTCACCGAAGAACGTGCCGACCTTCGCTACCGCAAGGTAGAGGGGGGAGAACACGTTGTCGTAGAGCCAGTTCCAGACATCGCTGATCTTCGTCTCAATCCAGCCCCACACGTCCGACACCGTGGTCCACAGGTCGGAGAAGAACGTACCCGTGTTGCCGATCGCAGTCCCGAGCGGGGCGAAGATGTTGTCCCGCAACCAGTTCCACACAGTCGAAACCTTGTCGGAGATCCACTGCCACACGTTGCTGACGGTCTCCCACAACCACGAGAAGAAGTCACCAACAACGTGGATGTTCTCGCTGATGAACTGGAAAACCGGCTTGATCACCGATTCCCACGCCCCAGTGAACGCCTCGCTGATCTTCGTCCATGCGTAATCGACCAGATCCCGGAACCACTCCACGTTGTTGTACGCCCACACCACGGCCGCAGCGAACGCCGCCAACGCCACGATGATCAGGCTGATCGGGTTCGCGGCCATCACCGCGTTCAGGATGCCCTGAGCAACCGCCCACGCCTTCGTCGCTGCAGCAATCGCCCACATCGTGGTCTTCCACAGCACCAACGCACCAACCAGCGTGATAACAACCTCGGGGTTCTCACGCATGAACAACGCAATCGCGTCGAACGCCGGCACAAGGTACGTGTTCGCCAGGTCAGCGATGCCCTGCAACGCATCCAAGAACAGGTCCCACGCGGTCAGACCCGACCCGGAGATCGTCTCGACCGCATCGAACAACGATGTCGCGATGGACTGGATCGGAACCCACAGCTTCTCGGCCGTGTCCCACAGGGTGTCCCAAATCTCCCTGAGACGGTCGAACGCATCCAGCCCGAACTCACGCAGAGTGGACAGAACACCGACCAGCGGGGAATCCGCCGCGATCCACTTACCGCCCTCGAACCCGTCGCCGGACAGGATCGCCCAAGCATCGGTCGCGTAACCCTTGACCTCGCCAAAGTTCTCCGACACGGCAGCGGTGAACCCTGGCAGCCCCGCGACGATGGTATCCATCGCTGGGCCTAGCTTCTCGTTCAACGCGGTCACAACAGCGGTCACACCAGGGAGGAACGCCTCACCCAGTTTGCCCTTGGAGTCTTCCCACTGCGCCGCCAGGATGCGTTGCTGATTCGCGAGACCACCAGACGTGCGCTCAAAGTCACCCTGCGCATCAGTGGTCTGCTTCATGATCAACGCATGAGAAGCCAACACCTTCTGCTGCGGTGTCAGAGCGTCCTTCGTCGTCGTGATAAGCCCCATCGCGAGGGCTTCCTGCCGCAGACTCGCGTCATCCAGCAGCACACCGTACGCACGCAGCGGCTCAGACTCACCACGCAACCCAGCACCAAGCGCCTCGATGGCCTGCTCAGGTGTCGTGTTCGAGAACGACGCCATATCCGTCGCGAGCTTCGCCAGCTCCGTCGAGAAGGCCGCGTTCTCCTTGCCCGACAGGCCAGCAGCCTTACCGAACGTCCCGAACGTCGCAGCAGCGTTCTGAGCCTGCAACGAAGTCTGGCCAAGAGCTTTCGCGCCCTGAGCACCAAACGCCGTGATGTCCGCAGCAGCATCGCCAAAGACAGCCGTCAGCTTCGTGCCGACCTCTTGCAGATCCGACGCCTGGTTGATCGCACCAACCGCGAAGTCCTTGATCTGGACAGCCGCGAACGCACCAGCCAGAATCCCAGTCAACTTCTTCGCGGCCGAACCGAACCCAGACGAGTAATCCTCACCCGCCCGAGCACCAGCACGCCTAGTGTTCACCCCACGGATCTGCCGGTCAATCTCACCAGACAGACCACGCATAGACGGAGTGATATTCAGGACAGCGTTGGCGATTTCGACGGCCACGAAATCGCCCCCTATGTAGTCGGTTGAGCCGCCCACAAGGCGTTGAACTCATCAATAGTCAAACCCGGGCCACTGGTGCGGAACTCGCCCTCAACACGGACAGCGCCGCCATCGACCTCAACGTCCAACAGGTTGTCGTTACCAACACCCGGACGCGCAATCGGTTTCGGCCGGTTCCGACCCTTCGACCCGTCCTTGGTTTTGAACCACACCAAGATGTTCATCAGGTCAATCAGAACCGCCAACAAATAGTCCGTGACGGACCACGCCGCCGCGTCACCCTTGATCTCCCGCACCAACGCGGACTGCGACCCCGAATGCTTCACCAGGACCGCAATCTCACGCCAGTTCAAGTCCCGCAACCGGTGACCGGCCGCGAGCACATCAGCCTCGATGGCCTCCCACTGCTCCCGAGGGAGGTCTAGGAGGCCCTGCCTTCCCCCAATGAGATGCCGCTGTGCTCGCCCCAGGCGTCGATGAACTCCATCAGATCCTCATCGCTGAGTTCCTCAATGACCTTCATCGCCTTCGGCCCAGCAGCAGCCTCGAGCATGAGAAGCGTGCCCAACGCGGGGTTCTTGTCGGCCTGCGCACGCAGCATCTTCATGCCGGACACGCGCGGCGCAACAGCCAACGACGGGACGGTGATGGTGCCGGCGGGGGACTCCCAGGTGAAGTCGTCGTCGGAACCGGGCCCACGCTTCGTGGGGGTTTTCTTCGGTGCAGGCATGCGGAGCCTCTTTCAGTTGTTGGAGCCCCAGGGTGGTGGACCTCCCGGCGCGGGGGCTCCGCACGAGTCGCGCCGGGAGGGGTTCAGGGTCAGGAGTAATCGCCGTCCGAGCGGTACAGATAGACACTGTTACCGGTCGCGTCGGGGTACGCCTCCAGGGTCACGGCGTACTGGATCGCGCCGTTGCGGGTGAAGCTGATGTCGCCGCGCTCCGTGATCTGCCCGTTCGGGACGACGATCCGGTAGGTGCGGGCCACGTCCACGAGGGTCGAGTCGGCCATGTTGAAGCACCACGACTTCGGGGTCGGCTCAATCGAGTTGAGCTTGACGGCCGTGTACTTGCCGGTGCTGACGGTCGCTGCGGTGACGGTGACGTTCGCAGCACCGTAGGTGGCCTGCAGCATCGCGTCCTGGGTTTCCAGGAACGTCCACGTGAGGGTCGCGGTGAAGTCCGTGAGGAAGGTGCGGACCTGATCCCCACCCCAGTCCCGGATCTTCTCCCACGAACCGGACTGCGAGAGGGTGACACCGTCCTCGGAGATGTATCCGAGGTCCACGAACGCGACGTTCGGGGCGACGATGGGTGTGGTGGGCAGTGCGGTCCCGAGAGGGGCAGCCATGACGGCCCCGGTAACTCGGTCCGGCGCACCGACCAGAACATTGGCGGTAGACACGGCCATTGGTGGTTCCCTTCGGGTCATGCGGAGCCCCGGAAGGTTTGGTGCGGACGGTGCTAAACTCGCGTCAGCCCCGTCAGGGGATCGCGCGGCTTGGCCGCAAACGCGGAGGTTGCGAGCCCGCACCTTGAGAGCCCTCGGAAACGGGGGCTCTCTTTGTTGTTCAGGTCAGAACGACCACAGGTAGATAGATCTGTTTGGTGAAGACGTATCGTGCGGCCCCGGTGGCGGGGTCTGGTTGGTCAACGAGCCCACCAACTTCCACGACCCGCGTGCAGGCGTCGTGCAGGTCGGGCATTGCGTCCATCAACGCTTCGGTGAGCGAACCCAACGCCTGCGCGGTGATGTCGTCCTTGTCGTCACGCCCCCAGCACTCAAACACGAGCATCGGGGCGTACCGGGATTCCGTGCGAACCCCACCCATGAGCCGCACCTTCACGAACTTCGCGGGGCGCGGGTCACGAATCTTGGAACCAACCACGGCGGTCTCACCACGGGCTGTGAACTGCGCCCGCAGGTAAGCCACGGCAACGGCAACACCATCGGGTGCACGCAGGATCTCAACCATTGCGGTTCCTGGTGTAGTTGTCGATCTCCGCTTGCGTGCGCAAGCTCGTCGCCCCGGAACGGCTCGTGTAAACCTGCAACGTCGGGCCGATACCGGAACCCAACGCACGGAGCAATGTGTGCTCGGTGGCTTCGTTCAACCGTGCCTGCGGTGTCGCTGTGACGATGGAAACCCTGGCCCGGTTACGGCCAACCCATTCCTCAACGTCGTAGTCGCTGGGGTCTTCCCCGGTGCGCCCGATGATGTCCTCAGCGATGTCAAGCATCTCGGTGATGACCCTCTCGGACTTCAGGATCTCTTCCAGCGCAGCATGGTTCAACGTGATCTGAGTCCGCCTAGCCATCGGCCTTCTCCAGTGTCACAGCAATTCCTGGTGCGCTGCCGGTGTACGGGTTCCGCCAATCCGCCGGGTCACCGTCCACAAGGAACAGATCCCCACGAACCGTGACCCTGTCCCGCCGGCCAACCACAGTGCCCGCAGGAACGAACAACGT